CGCAGGGCGCCGGCCATTCCTGACTGCCTCATGTACTGCGGGGCCCTCGGTCACGAGATCACCGTTACCGAGATCGACAAGGATGGTTTTGAGCGGGTCGCCGGGGAGTGCAATACCGTCGAGAACGCCCGGACGTGGCTCAAGCCCGGCGGCCACATCTACCAACGGACGGACTACCGCGGCGCGCACTGGAAGCGCAGGTGGAAACGAGTCGAGTAGCGCACGGAACGGCCCGGGGGAAAGTCATCTTTCCTCCGGGCTGTGCTACGCTCGCGCTATGGATAACCCTAGATGGATGATTCGCCGGGATCTCTACGATCTCGGCCGTGACCCGTTGCTGCCCACTGGCAAACAGAAATGCTGGTGCAGCGACTGCGGGTGTTACTTCAACTCAGTCTTTGCTTATGAGAGGCACCGGGTAGGCCGGGATGTGACTGAAAGGCGCTGCCTGACGATTGCGCACATGCGAAACAGCGGCTGGACGCAGGGCCCCAAGGGGCACTGGCGCACCCCCCACAAGGGGCTCGGGCCGCAGTCGAGGAACCTTCATGCTGACCAGTAAAGTCGTCGCTCACTTTGGCGGGAATTTTTCCGCCGTCGCCCGCGCTGCGGGCGTCACCCGGCAGGCCGTGCAGCAGTGGGGCAAGTTCGTGCCGGCGTATACCGCGCAGAAGCTGGCGGCCGAGAACGGTCTGGAGCTGGGCGAGGAAGACTACGCCTCGGTCGAGCACCTGAGGCGCATCCGCATCAGTCGGACGATGCGGCGTACACTGGCTAACTCACGTCGAGCCGAGCCTGTACGTAAAAAGTCTCCACCACCGTCTAGCTCAGCAGCGGAGACTTAGGCCGATCAGTGCTCGGCCCGACGCACACTTGTACCCGGTCTAGAAGTCCGGGCAGCCCAGCATATAGCTTGGCTGTATGAATCTGCAATGAACGTGCCAGAAAATAGGGCCTCCGCTGACAGGGGAGGCCCCTCAGTTGTGGCGCGATCTCGTTCTTTCGGTCGCGTCGTGACTTCAGAACGTCGCGGCCGGCATCCTAAGGCGGCGGAGGAATTCTTGCACCCGCCGCGGAAGTGCTGGCCCGTATCGATGCTCTGTGATGAATGCGGGGAGATCCGTGACGGTCTGGCCTACGAACGACACGGTACCGTGACGGCCATCCTGCACTGTTGCAGCGGAGTGATTCGCAGGTCCGCAGGCGCGTAGAGCCGCTGCTGGTATAGGCAAGGCGTGCATATTATGTGCATACGTTCAGGTGCGACCTTTACTCACCAGTAGGTTTTCAAAAAACAATTGACCGAAGTTCAATGGCTTTTTGCAGTGCGTCTTGACAACTGCAAGGAGTCTTACGCTAAGAAGTTCTCCAAGCAGTGAGGTGAAGCTATGTCCCGTATAGACCCCGACACGCAGGCAGCTTGGGAGCAGTACTCCAGCAGCTCGCCCGCACCCGCGTATAGCCGCCCGCACCTAGATTTCACTCAGACACTCACCTACCGGCATCTGGAGAGGCTGCGCGTCACGGACCCGCAAAGCCATCGGGTCCACGTGGAGCTGGCGAAAGCGGAAAGGATCTTGGCACTGGCTCCGGCTGGATCTCCAGAATTTGGTAAAGCCCTGCAACAAGTCCTGAAACTCCGTCCCATCGTGAGGGGCTACTAGCCTCGCCCGCCTGCGCGTAGAGCCGCGCCACACCTAGCGCATGCGCGTGGAGCCGCCCCGCCTCACTGTTGCTCGCCTTGCCGGCACCGCCGGCCCACCGCCCTAGACCGAATGGCGAATGGCCACACGCTGCGGCGCCGCCGGTCACGGGCGGCACTCCGGGTCTGCTCCCGGTGCGGCGGCCTTGGGGTACTGGCGGACGGGAGGCCCCCGGGGCCGCAGCTGAGGCCGTGCCCTGCCTGTACCGGTAATGTTGCCAGTGTGGGCAAGGGGCCGAGGGTGCCGGTGAAATAGCGCGGCAGGGCTGCATACGGCGGCCGCCACGGGCAGATCGTCAGGGGGGCCGGTAGGGTGGTACCGGGTACCCTTGGCGGGTGCTGGCGGGGCCTATAAACGACAGGCAAAAAAAGGGCCCCCGGAGGGGCCCTAGTGGCTGGGTGAGGGAGTGAGGTCAGGCGGCGGTGGCCTCCCGGGCCCGCTGGGCGGCCAGCTCGTAGCCCTTCACAAAGGCGCGAATCTTGCCGGCCAGCTCGGTCTTAGTCTGACCGTACAGCACCTCGTCCACGCCCCCGCCCGGGGTGCTCATGCGATACAGGCTGTACCCGCAGGCCGTGCCGCCGAGGTGGTAGTGCCCCACCTGTGCCACCTGCCGCACCACGCCGAGCGTGCTCTCGCGGCGGTAGGCCGCCGAGGGGCTGCCGGTCAGCTCGTTCAGGTATTCGATCAGGGCCAGCAAGCCGGCGCGTGTGGTAGCGCTCATGCGCGCACCCGGCCGGTGTTCCCGCAGCGGAAGCAGGTGTAAGGCAGCCCGGACTCGTCCAGCTCGGGTGAGCCGAACGCCCACCCGCAGTCGCACTCGGTGAAGCCCGGGGGCGTGGCCAGCACGTCCCGGGCGATGCCCCGCGCCACGCTGAGGTTGCTGGCGGCCTCGGTGTACACGTTGAGCGAGCCTTCGCCGGTCACGCGGGCGCAGGCAGTCTCAAGCCTGCGGAGGGCCCGCAGGGCCTTGGGCTCGGGCTCGGTGACGATCTCGGCGCAGTCGCTCAGCGCCTCGGCTAGGGCTTTGGCATGCCGCTCGTCCACGCAGGCAAAGCGCACGGTGGTCTGTGCATCAACGCGCTGGGTCACGTCATACACCACGCTGCCATCGCTGAGGGTGATGGGGTGGACCTGTGCCGCGGTGAGCACGAGCATGCCGCGGCGGGTGTCGGATAGCTTCATCGGTGAATCTCCTAGGTTGGGTGTCGGCTGAAAGCGGCCCCCAGTCGCGCTAGGGGCCTCCCTGAGCCGGCAAAGCAAGGGGGGCGTACCGAGCCCGCCCCCCGTTGCCGTTCGCCGCTCCTGCGCCTCCTTACGCAGCCACCGCCATCAGCATCTTGCCGGCTTCCCGCTCGATCCCCACCCGGGCATCCTGATACTGCAAGCCCCGGGCGTAGGCCGTGGCGGCCACCACCGCATCCCACACGCTGCAATCGTTCAGCAGCTCGACGCCCTCGTCCGACTTGTAGGCCGCCTTGATCCCGCCCACCTGCGCTCTGGTGAACTTCCGGCCGGTGAGGAACTTGTCGAGGTCCGCCACCTTCGCGGCCTGAGCGGCCACGATCTGCGCCTCACGCAGGCGGATGGTGCTGCGCGCCATTTCCTTCAGCGCCGGCACCACCTCCGACAGGAACCGGTAGGGGGCCGAGGACGTGTGGCGTATGCGGATCTCCTCGACTTCCCGCAGGCCCCAAATGATCCGGTTCATGCAGAAGTGATCGAAGATGAAGTCCGCCACCCACAGGGTGCCGGCGCCGACGTCGCTGTTACCGATGGCTAGGCCCTGCGACAGCCGGCCGGTCTTACCGTCGCGGCGGTTGCGCACCTCGCAGCCCTTGTCCTCATCCGCGAGGAAAACGACCATATCGCGGTCGCTGGCGTAGAGGGTGGTATTGGCCTTGGTGATGGGTACCTGCTTACCGAACTCCCCCGGCACGCGGAACGTCCCGGTGCGCCCGTCACCGAACGCCTGCACGAGGGCATCCGCCACCCGGGCGTTCCACACGCGCCCGTAGTTCGGCCCGTTCACGGCGTGCAGCTCGGTGGGGCCGCTGTTCTGGTACAGCAGCACCTGCACGTCCTCGACGGGGCGCGCCACGTGCAGGCCGTAGTTCACGCAGTCCGCGGCCAGCTCGGCCGGCAGGTCGCGCAGGTAGCCGGCCGGGGCCCCGGCACGGGCGGCCAGCTGACCGAACGCCCAGTGGGTGGGCACGGCCGGCGCACCGTTCGGGCCCTTGACGATCAGCTTGCCGCCGTCTACGTCCGCGGTGAGGCCCTTGCTGGGCACCACGCGGGACGCTGAGCTGTCCATCACGTGCTGCGCGGCGGCCGCCAGCTCGGTGAGGGAGGTGTAGCGCTCGTCCGCGGGACGGGTCCGCCACTGCTCATTCGCACTCATTGAATTCAACATTGCAGAAACTCCTAGCTTGGAAAGTGCCCCCTCACCGCGGGGGGCTTGCGTGTGATGCCGAACCCGGCACCTCACGGAGGGGCCCTCGGGTGAGGGCCCTACCGTCAGGCGTCAGAAGGCAATGGGGGCTTTGGGCTTCGCGGGTGCTCCCAAGGCACGCCCCGGGGCCGAGGGGCGCGTGTGATCGATACCACCCGTCAGGCGCAGGGGCTTGGCCGGGGCAGCGGGTGCCGGCTTCGGCGCCTCCGGGGGCGGAGGGGCCTTGCCGCCGAGCTGGGTTTCCAGCTGCGCCAAGGTCACGTCTCGCTTGAGGGCGTCAAGGTCACGGCGCAGGGGCTTGAATGACCACGCAAGGCCGGGGCCGGCAACGCGCTCCCACAGGCGGGCGTTCTCGCGGCAGACCTTCCGATCCGCTTCGCTGAGGGTGTCGGACTCCGCGAGGGCATAGGAGGCTTTCGCCCGGGCGACGGCCGCCAGCTGCGCGGCGGTGGGCTTGAGGTGGGGCTTACTCATGCACCACCCCCTCGGCTGCGAATTGAACGTCACCCATCAGGTTGCGGAGGGCGTAATCCTGCGGGCTTTTGGTCTGCCACGGGGCGGACTCCATACGGCGGGCGAGAGCGAGCATATCGGCGGCCCCTTGGGTGCCGGCATGCTCGGCCGCCAGCTTTTCGAGAGCCACCGCTATCGCGGCGCGCTCCCAGCTGTTCAGCTTCATCGGTGAATCTCCTGAATGAGAGTGAGGGACACGCTGCCATCATACGGGGGGCAGGATATCTTGTCTAGCCCTCCGTTCGGTGCTGTCGGTGTACACCTCTATATGGTGCGCTGGCGTTGCCTTGTGCTCGGCAGTTTGTCCACAGGGTTATCCACAGGAAAAGCGGTACTTGTGCACAGGGCCTGTGGCTGCATACGGAGCCCTGAGAGCGGCGCAGGCCCGGACCCGCCACCGAGGCCCGCCGGAGTCGAGATCGTGGCACCACGGCGTTTTGACCTTTTCGAGAATCAATGACTTACACGCGCTTTTTGGGGGTCAGTTGTAAAGTTTTCCGACACTTTCCTGAACAGGCTGAACAGAGGCTCACCGGGTGAGCTTCGGCGTGAGCTTCTGTTCAGTTTGGAGCCCGTGACAGCGACTGGGAGGGGGTGCGCCTTTGTGCGTTGCAGCATCTACCTGCCCGGGCAGTTACTGCCCCGGCTACGTGCTGCCTGTGCCAGCAACCGCCCGGCTGCCTGTGCTGGTCAGCTGCCAGCACCCCGGAGCCTGCCTGTACCTGCGGCGTGGCCTTGCCTGCCAGCGACCTTGACATAAGTCCCGTTATGCGCAGCGTGTCGGTTTCCGATAGGCCACAGGGGGCCGGGCTGCCCCGGGCCTGCCGCAGCCCTCGGCGCTGCCTCGACGCTCGACAGCTCGCCGCGCCGTCGCCGCGCCCGCGCACGCTCGCGCCGCGCCTGTGCGGTTTTGGCGCCTCGCATGACGCTGAGCCCGCCGCAGCCTCGGCCTGTCCACCCGTCTTCCCCAAAAAATTCTGTGGGGTGGTAAGAAGACCTCCACCCCCGCCCTGCCACCCTGATTCTGGAACCCGCCCGCCGCCCACAGGGTGGCGCCGGGATGTTAGGTTCTGTCAAATGATTTATTTGAGGTAAGCTGTCTTGCGCTGCGTGGGAGGGTTTATGCGGCGGGTGGTCTTGCTGCTGTTGCTGTTACTGCCAAGCCTGACGAGCTGCGAGTGGTTGCACAGCATGAGTCAGTCGGACAAGGACAAGGCTCGTGCGCTGTTGGAAGCGTGTTTGCGTGAGAGCTGGACGCAGGGTGAGGCCATCGGGCGCTTCGGTATCGCCTGTGCGGCCTTGAATCAGTGGACACGGGATCAGGGCTGGCATGCCCAGCCATAGGAGCAAGAATGAGAATCCTGACAGCAGTCGGAGCGGCCGGTATGTCGTTCGCGGTGAGTCTCGCGGCAGCGCAGGTGAGCTGCCCGGCCGACACCACGGTGAGTGTGGTGATGGCGCCGGGCTTTGCCTGTGCGCTCGGGGACAAGGTTTTCTCGGCCTTCGACATCACGGGAGCGCCCGCCAATGCGCGCCTCCAGTTCGGTATTCTCAATGGTGAGCTGTTCGCCGTGACGATGGCGCGGGACGGTACGTTCTTCACCGACGGGCGGCTGGTCTTCGATTACACCGTGACCCCCGCTTCCCCGCTGACCATCCGTGAGGGCAGCGTTGGCGTCGATGTCAGCTTCCCGTCGGTGCTCACGACCACCACGATGAACGGCTTGGTTCTAGGACCGATCACCGACGGTGGCACCGAGGTGATGACCTTCACCCCGGGACTCACGAGCGTGGTGGTGGATAACACCCTCACCATCAGTGGGGCCGCGGAGCTGAACAGCGTCACCAACGATTTCAGCCAGCAGATCGTCGGCGTGCCGGAGCCGCAGGATGCCGCGATGCTGCTCGCGGGTCTGGCAGGACTGGCGTGGGTATGGCGACGCAGGAGATGAGGGTTGCGGGGGCGGGTCCGTACCCGGGTGCGTTGACTAGTCCAAGAGTCCCGGCCTCGGGCCCGCCTCCGCGGCGCTGACGATGAACGCCAAGCTGTGGTGGTTAGGCGCGGCAGTAATATGGGGACTGGTGGTGCTGTTCCTGCTGAGCCACCAGTTCCGCGGAGTGTAGGTGCCGAGAGAGCAGACGATCATTTGGGAAGACCGGACAACTCGTGCATTGCTGGAGCTGTCTCCGACGTGGAAGAAGTGGTTACGGGAGGAGGATGAGCGGATGGCCAACAAGAAAGCGGCGGACGAGGATCAGATGACTTCGATGGTCGAGGTGCTGATGAGCGTCATCACGGGCCTCGCCGGTACCATCGAGCGTCAGACCGAGACTATCGACAAGCTGCTGCGCGTGGTCGAGGACACCACCGAGCCGAATGAGGCGGAGGATGAGCCTGCTAAAGAATAGCTGGCAGGACTACGAGCCTGACGATGCGCTGAAACGTGCCCGGCGCGAGTTATCCTTGACTCGCAGCAGTGTGGACTACGACCGTATGGCGTACTGGGCGAATTATCAGGAGCGCCAGCTTGACCTCTTCTACGACACCCCCGGGATGGGTGACGACGGAGAACGACCCGGGCGGCTGGCAGGGAGCGGTATCGGATCGAGTGTTCCGGGTGCCACCGTGGACGACGAGGCCCACTGAAGACTTAACCGCCCTCGGTACCTGCCAAGCCTCCTGCCCGTGGCGCGGGGGTCCGCCGGATCGCTGCCCGATGGGCGCCTGCTGCCCGCGCCGCTGCGTGGGCTGTCAGCGTGGCTGGCCCTACGATGCCGACAGCCGTCACATCGCTCCCGGCAAGTTCCCGCAGGTAGCGGAGCGCTGGGAGTGCAACCGGGTGAAGTGGCTGGGACTGCGCGGCCGCAACCCCTGCACGCAGCGCACCGGGGAAGTGCTGTGGATCAACAGCAGTGGCATCGGTCAGCAGTGGATCGATGTGATGGCGACCGTCGTGGCGTGGGTGCTGCGGGACGGCTCGGTGAAGGGTGGGTTATCTCTGGCTGGCGTGACTCCTCTTGGCGGGATAGCTAGCTCCTCTCTCGTCAGCGAGGGTCGCCCGCTCGCTGGCAGGCCGGGCACGCCACAGCCTGCTCAGGCGCACGGGCAGCGCGAGCCGCAGCCCGTGCGTTCTGCTTACCTACAGCTGCGCTACGGCTGATGACCGAGCATTTCATCGAGCTGCTGTTGTTCGCGGAGCGGCAGCCAGTACTAGTGGCAGCGGGCAAGATTCTCACGGTGTCGAGCCTCAAGAATGGCACCTACATTGCCTTTGAGGCGGGCGGCGGCATCAAGGTGGTGGAGAGCTACGACGACATCAAGCGCCTGCTATGGAACGTTTCGCAACTGAAGAGTTCTGGCGCTTTGCCGCCCGAATCACCATAAACTCGAAAGAGTTCGGCGCCACCCGCCTGTCGCGCCCCTACGGCCCGCAGCGCTGGATCATCAAGTGCCTCGCTGAAGCGTTCGACGCCGACATCCACGACGTGACGATCCTTAAGTGCCGGCAGCTCGGTGCCAGCACCATCTTTCTCGCACTGGACCTCTTCTGGTTGTTCGTCCACGGCGGGATGGACGGCACGCTCATCACGCAGGACGAGAAGACGCACGTCAACTTCCGCACCCAGCTCTCCGAGTTCTACCGGCGCCTGCCGAAGGCGTACAAGCCTTTCAGCCCCACCCACAACCGCAACGAATTCACCTTCCGTCATCACGATGGCGCGATGAGCCGGCTGGAATACCAGATCGCGGGCACCCGGGTGGGCGACAACATCAGACTGGGGCGCGCCAAGGGCAATGCTTTCGCCCACGGCACCGAGGTCGCTTTTTGGGGAGATCAGGGGGCGCTGGAGATCCTGAAGAATTCCCTAGCGGAGAAGAACCCTTCTAGGCTCTACATATGGGAGAGCACGGCCAACGGCTTCAACGGTTTCGAGGAAGCGTGGCGAATTGCCGAACAGGCTCACACGCAGCGCGCCATCTTTGTGAGCTGGTGGGCGCACGAGATGTACCGTATCCCCGAGGATCATCAGCTCTTCAAAGTCTACTGGGGCCGCAATGGTCGCATGACGCAGGAGGAGGCGAAGCTCGCTCACGATGTGGCACTCCTCTACGGGGACTGCCTTGAGTACCTGTATGGACACAAAGAAATCCGCCCGGCGCAGGTGGCTTGGTACCGTTGGTATAGCGAGGAGAAAGTCGCGGACCCCGACCGTGCGAAGGCGGAGATGCCGTGGACCGCCGAGACTGCCTTCGTCGCCAGCGGTTCCCAGTTCTTCGCCAGCAAGGACTTGACGGGCCATATGCGCCGGGTCACGGGCGAGCCGCAGCCGCGCTACCTGCGCTTTGAGGTGCAGCACCGTATGGCGGATTCGCAGATCGTTGAGGCGCCGAAGCGCGTCTGCAACCTGTGGATCTACGCCGAGCCCGCGCCGGAAAAAGAGCGCCCGCAGTACGTGCTGGGGGCCGATCCCGCTTACGGCTCGTCCGAGTGGGCGGATGGTTTCTGCATCTCGGTGTGGCGCTGCTGGGTCGATAGAATCGAGCAGGTGGCGGAGTTCTATAGTCAGGACTTTCTGCCTTATGCCTTCGCGTGGGTGATGGTCTACCTGTGCGGGCTGTATGCGCCGTGTGCGTGGAATCTGGAGATCACCGGCCCGGGGGCCGCGGTGTTAGGTGAGATCGAATCCCTCAAGCGCCAGCGCTATGCCGGCGCGCTGCAAGATCGCAAACTGCTCAACAACTTTCTAGGTGGTGCGAGTGAGTACCTGTATGCGCGGTTCGACAGTCTCAACCGGAATCCCGTGGCCAAAGGCACTCAAAGCACGTTCAAAGAAAAAAACCGTTATATGGACACCTTCCGCGATTACTTTGCTCGTGGGTTGTGCCTCCCTCACTCCCGAGGGTTATTGGAGGAGATGCGTTGGATTGTTAGGGAGGTTGGCCGTGCGCCATCCGGCAGCGAACGACACAAGGATGACCGGGTGATCGCGGGTGCCCTCGCCATTCAAATGTGGGCCGACAAGCTGCGCAGCAAGCTCTATCTCGGCAACATCAGCTGGACCGCGGAGCAGGCCGCCAAGGAAGGCAAGCCGCGCACGATCACGACGCTCGACCGCATCGCGGAGCGTCAGCGGCGCCTGCTCGGCTTTCCGCCGCCACCGATTGTATGAGCCGCGATTTCGCCCGGGGGCCGCGGAATGACAAAGGCTGGGTGCCGCCCCCGGACGTGATGAGTCAGGCGGAGATCCGTGAATGGCTCACTTTCCTGAGGGTGAATTACGGGCACCGCCACCTCCGGCGTTTGCTCGTCTGTCCGGGCTGGCGCAAGAAGGCCGACGGCCGCGAGTGGATCTACCCGACGCAGCAGGTGCGCTTCAGCCACGTTCTGAAACGTATCATTGCCGGCGAGGTGCCCGAGTACTGCCCGAGGATTATTCCGCGGCCGCGGATCAACTTCGACATTAAAACGGGGCGGTTCACCATCGCGCCGCCGGAGCCGCCGCGGCCTAAGTTGCCCTCGTTCAAGCAACTGCTGGAGAATCCGCCGCGGAGCATCTGGTATGGCGGTAACAAATAGTTTCGAGTGTCAGGCTCACGGGGTCTTTGAATCCCGGGTCAGCCCCGGTAAAGTTCCCGCTTGCCCCAAGGGGTGCTCCCCGTATTTCGTCAGGCTCGTGTTCGTCACGGCGCCGTCGATTGGGTCAGAGAGGGTAAAGGCGGCGACGCGGCTCATTGAGGAAGTGGCTAAAACTCAGGGACTAAGCGATATCGATGCCTCGCCCTCCAGACCCGGGGTATCGGTCGCAGACAGGAATTGGAAGAAAAATAATCGAGTCTCGGCCGAGGCCCGCCCGGGGGGCGACCTCGGCAAATTTTTAAGCTCCGCTCCCCGCGACAACGTGCTGAACCGCACCGGGTTCGGCCATCCCTACAACCCCCACGAGTGGAAAGGCGGCCGGCATCTCGGCTCGTCCACTCCGCCCGAGAAGCTGCCGACGGAGGTGGTGCGTGTCCGCGAATGACGACCCGATGCGCAGCAAGTACCGCGAGCTGACCGGCCCGCAGAAGCGCCAGATAGAGGAGGTGAAGGAGATGGCCCGGCACCTTTACGGCTTGTTTCTCGGTATCGGTGACAGCCGCGAGATGTCGCTTGCCAAGACGAAGCTGGAAGAGTGCGTCATGTGGGCGACGAAAGCCATCACGGGGAAGTGAATGAAGATCCCCGAAGGCGAGCGGCGGCGCGACAAGTTCAGGCGCTACGACTTCTTCAGGGAGCTGATCGAGCGCTGCCGCGTGAGCCGGCAGGACCGGCGCGAGCAGTACACCAGCTGGCGGTTCTTCTACCTCTACGGGACGGACGGCTCATATGAGAATGAGGACATCGATCTCGGGCTCGGGCCGCCCCCCGGCAACAAGATTTATCCCCACTTGGATCAGCTGACCAGTTTCCTCTACGCGCAGGAAACCACTCGTTTCTCCGTGCAGCTCGGCGCCTCCGCTCCGAAGCCGTATATGGAGTGGGTGCCGAAGATCAACGAGCGAATAAACGACATCTGGCACACGTCGAACACGGACATAGTATTCGGTAACGCGCTGACCCTCGCCCTCGTCTTCGGCAGCATGTTCGTAAAGCCGCTCTGGCGGGGGAACACGCTGTATCCGGGTGTAGTGTTCCCGCACAACTTCGGCGTGCTGCGCGAGGACATCAATCAGCTGTCGAGACAGGAGGCTTTCTGTCACTGGTATCCGATCACCGAGGGTCAGTTCCGCAATGACTTTGAAGACCTGCCGCGCCTCAATTCGATTCTGGATCGCGTCCACAAGCGTGCCAGCGGGCTTGTTGAAACGCACGAGGCCGGAATTGACCGAATCATCATGTCTTCGCAGAACCCTCTGGGGAGTGCTAGTGCTCCACCTTCTGGGACCGCCACCGTGGATTGGCTCTCCACCGTCAGCATGAACTATGTCCCTCGTGTGCGTGAGGAAATGATCGAGATGGTGGAGCTGTTCGTGTGGGACGACGCGCTGCGCGACTACCGCCTCGTTACCTTGGCGGACCCCGATGTGCCCATCTTCGACCGGCCGCTGAAGGATGTCGGCTGGATTCAGCAGGAAGTGCCTTTCGTCCCAATCGTGCCCAATCCCGATCCGCACTATTTCTTCGGTATCAGTGAAGTCGAGCGCTTGACCCCGTTGCAGGCGTACCGCAATCGCTGCATCGCGCAGATCGACCACTTGCAGGACTTGCAGGCGCATCCGCCGAGCACCGCCAGTGGCTTTCCCAGCGACTTGCTGGAGATGCAGTACGTCCTCGACACACCGAACGGGTTTCTCAACCAGCCCGATCCTGCCGGTACCGGCAGCGGGGGTCCGAAGGCTGACCGGGTGAAGATCGATGTGCCGCAGGATCTCTACGAGCGGTTGAGCCGCATCGATGAAATGTTTGAGGAGATGAGCGGCTTGCCGCCCGTGACCCGCGGCCAGAATCCGCCGGGCGCCCGCGCCGGCTCGCACGTGATGGACCTCGCCAAGCTGGGATCTTCCCGGGCGCGCAAGCGGGCGATGATCGTGGAGGATTCCCTTGAAGCGTTGTCCACGATCTACCTGCGCCTGATGCAGAAGTACGATCCCGGGCATCTGGAGGCGCCCGCAGCTCCCGGCAACAAGCAGGACGAGCAGTTCGTGCTGCGCCAGTTCACCGATGACTACGTGGTAAAGGTGGACGCGCACAGCAATAGCCCGATCTTCGTGGACGACATGCAGGCCCTCGCTTTCAAGCTGTTTGAGGCGAAGGCCATCGACCGGGCGGAGCTGCTGCGGATGGTGCAAGTGCCGCACCTGCAACAGCTGCTGCACAACTTGGAAGCGGTCATCGAGCCGAATGAAGCTCAGGCGCACAAGGATCAGCAGCAGTTTGAACTCCAGAAGGCACGCGAGAGCGGCAACCGTGGACGGCCGCGGAAGGTTGGCGGAAAATCAGGCAATGGCGCTGAGGCACCTTCGACTGGAGGGTAGCCTTATGGCTCGTCGTCGCCGCGGTCGTCGTCTTCGCATGACTCGTCGCGCCATTCGTAATCGTCGCCGGAGGCGCGGACGCTGAGTTAGACTCACGCTGCGCTGGGGCCTCACTGAACCTTGGGGCGAAGTCATTTCCGCCCCCGGTGCCTACAGGAGGAATCCCCTATGCCACGTCGTCGTCGCGGCCGCCGTCTTCGTCGTTTACGTCGAGGGCGTCGTCGCCTGCGTCGGTAGGAGTCGCAAGACGGTGCAACCCGGCCGGTCTACCCGGCCGGGCGTCTTGAAGCGTAGACTCCCGCTCGCACCGTCGAGCAAGGGATGTCCACCCCTGCCGATCAGTTAGGCGCTGCGGGTCCACCGCCGCCCGGTGCTGCACCGCCTCCCGGTGGAGGGGTGCCGCCACCTCCAATGCCTGCGCCGATGGCTGCCGGCGGGGAACCCACCCCCGGAGGAGCACCCGCATTAACACCACAGGCGAACCGCGGGGATCAGGCCGCAGCCGACGCAAAGGTTCAGATGGCGATGCGGCTGTTAGAAGACGCGATGCTCGCTTACGGCGCGTCGAGTTCAAAAGGGCGCGAAACGCTGCGCGCCTTAGCCGCTTTGGTGAAGGGCCACGGTCGAGATGAAGACCGGGCTCAAGCCATCATGCCGGCCGAATTGAAATCCGCCCTGATGGCCAACGCTGCTCCACCGGGAGCGCAGTCGCCGCCGGGGCAGGGGCCGGGCGGATTGATGCCGGGCGGACCTCCCGGGGCGGGCGCCCAGCCTCCCGGCGCACCACCCGGCGGCCCCGGTCCACCACCGATGTAGGAGTGAGTCATGCCTCAGAACGGCAGACGGTTTCTCGGTCCCAACGCGGGCTCGATCCGCGACCCCACATCCAACTCGAAAGAGCACGGCCGTAATCGCAATCCGCCGCGCTATATGGAGATGGGTGGCTTCAGCTCGGCCCGCAAAGGCTTTGCCAAGAACGACAAGCGCCTGAGCAAGCCCGGCGACACGGTATAGCCGTGGCACTGGCTGACGCCTATCGCGCTTCGATGCGTGCTGTTACCCGGCGGGGTACGCCGACCCGTCAGCAGCTGCGACCGATGCCGACGGCAAGAGGCTCGCGGGCAATGGCCCGTCCGATCATGAGGAGGACGACCCGTGGCTAGGAACAGAGGCAAAGGCTGGCATCAACGCGCCGCGCCACCGATCTCACCCCGGCAGCCGCGGCGCAACGTCGGTCGTTCACCCCATCGCTCAGGGCGCGGGAGAAGGTAATGCGTGGTTATTCACAGCGAGCTATGCGTGCTAGGGCGGGGCTGCGTGCTCATCGCCCTCGTGGTTCCCGTGGCAACCGGAGAAGGTAAATGCCCGGCATCGAAGACTTGAGTCCCGAGCAGCAGAAGGCCCTGCAACTGGGGTCGATGCTCCTCAGTAACCCCGAGGTTTCCAACAAGGCGAAGCGCCTCGCCCGCGAGGTGCAGCCGAACCTGCGCCTGCCGGAGATCGATCTGGAAGATCAGATTGCGAAGCTCCGCGAGGAAACCGGCGCCGCTCTGGAGCAGCGCGACAAGGAACTGATGGAGGAGCGTGTAAAGGTTCGCCGGGCCGAGCAGGACGCGAAGATCCGCGAGGCCGGTTTCGAGCCCGCCGAGATCGAAAAACTCATCATCGAAGAGAGGTTCGGTTCCTACGATGCGGCGCTGAAGTTCGCGGAGCTGCGCCGGCAGGCGGCGGAGCCCGGCCCGGCCGAGGCGGGTTGGGGTGGCCGTATGCCGCAGCCGCGCAGCCTCGTCGCTGATGAGGAATGGCGCAAAGAATATGCGAAGGGTGGCATCGGCGCGCTGCGTCAGAAGTCAGCCACGATGGCCCACGAGATGATTGACGAGGCGCTGCGTAACGCACGCCGCGGGAGATAATTTATGCCAGTAACCGGCGGCTTGCTGCCCCAAGCAGGGCCACAATTTTCTGAACTCGCGGCGATTACCCGCCGGGCCTTCATCCCGCAGTTGATAATACAAATATACAATGCTTCGCCTCTGATGGCGTCGTTCTTGGCGAACGCGCAATCCGCCGGGGGTGGTGTCAGCTCGATCACGGTTCCCGTGCAGGGCTCACCGATGGTGGTCGCAAGTGCCGCGGATTACAGCGGTACCTTCGCGCAGCCTCCCATCCTCACTGCGGTGCAGGATGCGGAATTCAACTTGCAGCTGGTGCTGACGCCGATTCCGTTCTTCGGCACCGAGGGACTGGTGCAGATCGACCACGCCATCATCCCGCTCATACAGGCGAGGATGAATGATGCCACGAATGCGACGATGCATTTTATGGCGACCGATGCTTACTCTAACACTGACATAACAAACAACAGGGCCATCGGCCTCGACGGGGCTATTGACGACGGCACCAATATGGTGACGTATGGCAACATCTCCCGCACGGCAAACACGTGGTGGCAGAGCTACGTGCGAGCCTCTGGCGGCGGCCCGCCTACCCGCAAGAACGTACTTCAGTGGATCGTGGGACTTAACAACTTCTGCGGTGAGCATCCGTCGTTTGGAGTCTGTGACGCAGGGACGTGGGCTGCGCTTGCACAGGACTATGTTGGCGCGGAAAGTTATGTCATTACGCCGGGAAATGCGTTCGACACCGACGGCGACCGGCCCCGCGCTGCCTTCAAGGCTCTGGATGTCGCAGGCGTACCGATCTATTTCGATCCGTATGTGCCGGCCGCGGATGCCGGCACCATCTGGCTCATCAATACCAACTATCTGAATGCGTACTGGCACGATCAGGCCGCATTTAATTTCAGCGGTTTCGAGTCAACCATACCTAACTACCAGTTAGGTTATATCGGGGTGCTCGTCAACGCTTGGCAAATAGTGAATGTGAAGCCCAAATGTTCCGGCCGCATCACTGGCTATACACCGATCACGGGACTGTGAGGAGGGGTTATGCCACAGCAAATCGGCGCCCCGCCTATCTTCTCTTCACCGTTCTCTACTACTGCGGTGCCGCTCGCTTTGACCACGACGGCTTTGCAAAACACCGGCAGCGCCACCCTTGCGGGCTGCAATACGGCCCTGCTCACTACCGCCGCACACGGGTATACCGAAACGATGCAGGCTAATGGCATCAAGTCCATCCTGAATGCGGCGACCAAACACGGGCCGCCGACGGTGGGAGGCAACTCCGCCAGCACCTTTACCTATTTCATGATTAAGGGCGCCACCGGCAATACCGCTGTCAACAACATCGTCGTCGCGTGCTTCCGTGTTCCGTCCACGACAACCCTGCTCGTGGCGATGCCCGCCACCGGAGCGAACCCGACGGGTGGGAACCTGATACCTGTCTTCATTCCGGCGGGCGGGCTCTACAACTTGGTGCTCGGACCCAACTGTGACGTGCTCTACAACCCGGATAACTCGGGGCTGCCGTTCCAAGATACGAAGCGCACCGATGTGCCGGTGCCGACGTGGAATGTGCTGCTGCCAGCAAGTGAAACCGCGCAGCTGTCCTTCGATGGCGCAGGCGCCACGATCATTGCGGCGGACGGGGCAGCCGGCAGCTCCTCGTGGTCGAAGTATTTCAGGTGACGCATGCTGATGCAGGTACTGAACCGCAACGATTTTGCGCTCAAGGGCCGCTTCGACGGGCGTGACTACACTTTTCCGCCCGGTAGGGCACTGGAGATCCCCGAGGAGGCCGTGCGTCACATCTTCGGCTTCGGTCAGGACAATCGTACCGGGGCCTACAACCGCCTCGGCATCCTCAAGCCCGGGCGCACGCTGGCCGAGGCGCAGGAGGTCATCGACCGCATGCAGTTCACGGCCGGGCGGATGGTCTTTGAGCAACCCGACCCGGTACCGCAGCCAGACAAGCCCCGCCCGGGGCCCGACAAGAACGAGGACGAGGAAGAGGACGAATCCGAATCGGGGAAAGCCTCAGCGCAGCAACTAGCCCCCGGTGGGAGCGCGGGTGCTTCGGCCGGAGCACCCCCGATTCCTGATGGTATTTCCGAGGAAACGTGGGCGCGGGTGAAAGCCCGTATCGACAAAAACGAACAGAAGCGTGAGCAGGGGAAGTCATAGCGTGTGGGCCAGCTCGACATTTACAACGCACGCACCCGGCGCCTTCTCACGGATGGGGCGAAGAACTTCTATCCCGACCGGGATCTGAACGATTACATCAACCGTGCCCGGGTGCGGGTGGCGGGTGACACGAAGTGCCTGCGGCAGCTCATCACTAACATCACGCTGCCGGCCCGGCAGGAACTCTACAACATCTCGCAGACCATCGACCGCGGCATCCCGCCGAACCTCGGTACCTACGTGGTCGAGGTCATCGGCGTCACGATCTACTGGGGCCAGATGCGGGTGAAGTGCTGGAACCGGCCCTTTACCGAACAGGACGCGAAGCTGCGCATCTTCCAGAACTTCCAGACCCGTCCCGGCTCGGTGGCGATGATGGGATTGAATACCTGTTACATCAATCCCGTGCCCGATCAGGACTATGAGAGCGAGTGGGACGTGGTGATCGTGCCGGCGCCGCTCACCACCTCGTCCGACCTTGAGCCGCTGCCGGTGGTGCTGCACGAGCTGGTGCCGTTCTATGCCGCGCACCTCGCCAAGTACGGCGAGCAGTCCCTCAGCGAGTCGAACATCTTTTACCAGAAGTATCTGCTGGAGCGGCAGAACGCCAGTTGGCAGTCCTTTGGCCAGCGCTGGCGCGATGCCTACCGAAGATAATGGCGCAGCACATCGAAACCCGCGACGAGCGTCCGCTTCAGCACTTCTGGCTGAAGAACTTCCTTGCGGTGGATACCACCGACAGCCGCCTCGCGCCGCTCGACAAGGCTTGTTTTTACGATTTAACGAACGCCCAGCCCGTGGGGTTCTCCAACATCCACTCGGTGCTCGACATCTCCCCGCCGCTGCACGACTTCGGTGCCGCCACGGTCTACAGCGACTGGAACATCAATATCAATGGCACCGAGCACATCCTCATTGCCTGCCGCGATGGCACCCTGTGGGATTACAACGTCACCTCTCAGGCCACGACGCAGATAGGTTCGGGGATCTCGGCTTACGACGATTCGCTCGACATCGTGCAGTGGGACTTCACCACCGCCCTGATTGTCGCCAGCAACGGTTACTGGTACTGGCAGGGCGGCCCGGGAAACATCACCCCGGTAGCGCAGTACCCGGGACTCGATGCCGCGACGATTCAGGCCCTGCCGGCCGGCGGCACCTCCATTGCCGTCTATAACCAGATGGTCTGGATTGCCAGCAAGCGCCTGCTCAACTACTCGGCGGCGACCAACTTCGCGCAATTCTCCTCCGCAGCGGGTGGGGGCTGGACCGGGCTCATCGACCCGACGCTCAAATCCGACGTGACTGCGCTCTTTGCGGCCAACGGCTATTTGTACTTGTTTGGCGAGACTTCGGTCGATGCCATCTCGGACGTTTATTACCCGGTGGACCCCTCGACTGGCGCGCAGCTGACGACGCCCTCGTTCACGAAGCTCAACCTCACGGCCATCATCGGCACCGACCAGCCGGAAACCATAATGGTCTACGGGCGCCTCGTGATCTTCGCCAACCGCCTCGGGGTGTGGAGCCTGTATGGCACCACGGTGCAGTCGATCTCCGCCTTCGACCCCAACAATATGTATCTGTCATCGATCTCGGGCACGTGGCAGTACCTCGATTTCAACCGCCGGTTTGTCGAGGAGGCGTACAGCCCCGGCGGCAGCCGCGAGATCATCTATTACCAGAAGTCCTCCGGCGGGCAGGTGCAGACCAATGCCCTGCTCAACGCGGCTTTTCTCGTCTGGCGCCTCGGTGATCCGATCTTCCCCGATGGCCCGATCATCCTCATGTGGCAGAACGATGCCGCGGGCGGCAAGTGGTGGTCACTCGACTACAGCCTCTATGGGGAGCTGAGCCACATCGTGATGGCACTGGTGAATTACCAGCCGGCGCTCTTCGGTTACATCGACAACAAGCTGTATCAGCTGGTGGCCGATGCGACCTCGGCGCCGCCGGCCCGCATCATGACGGCCCTGTGGGACTTCGATGACCCGCTCACCGACAAGCAGGCCATCCGCGCCGGCATCCGCCTCACGGTGCAGGGCGTGCCGGCGAACGTCGGCGTCAACGTCAATATGGACACCGTGCGCGACAGCTTCCCGCTGTCGGTGAGCCAGATTGGACTTCTCAACTGGGCGAACGACACGAGCCAGCTCACCCCGTGGCAGAACAGCACGAACACGGAGGTGAATTGGCTCAACGTGGACCCGCCCTTCTTTGCCTACTGGGGCGCGGCGCCGTCCTGCTTCTCGAAATATCTCGGCTTTACCGTGACGACACGACGGGGGTCCATTTTCGAGGTGAATTCGTTCCTGCTCG